TTATTCAGCACAAAGGGGTGATTAATTATGGCTGTTATTCAAAATAAAGCACTTGGTCCTTCTAGCTCTGCTGGTTTTGCCCTACATATTACTGCTAATGATACAATCGTAGTTGCTGGAAATTCTTCTGTCAGTAACATCGCTCTTACCAATGAAATTGTTGCTGCTGCTCATATCTCTCAAGTTTGGTGGGGTTCATCTAACTCCTCATATTGGACTGTGAAAAGAGGATCAAACACTGTTGTAGTTTTGTCTGAAACAGGTTATCTTGATTTTGCTGGTAATGGTGTTGGTCTTCAAATTGATCAAACTGCAAATTTAGTTTTCACCTTAACTGGCTCTGGCGTTGGTTTCCTCGCTCTAGAAGGTCAGAAGAAAGCATCAGGAGTCTAATATGAAACTCATTGTCGAACAAGTTGAAAATGTTAAGGTGATTACCGAAGCAAAAGAAAACGGTAAGAAGAACATGTTCATTGAAGGCATTTTCCTTCAGGCTGATCTACAAAATCGCAATGGGCGTATCTATCCAGTAGCGATTCTTGAAAAAGAAGTTAATCGTTATGTGACAGAAAACATTGAAAAGAAAAGAGCCTATGGTGAACTGGGGCATCCACAGGGTCCATCTATCAATCTTGATCGTGTTTCACACATGATCGAATCAATCCGTAAAGAGGGTCCAAACTTTATTGGTAGAGCCAAGGTTCTTGAAACTCCTATGGGTAATATCGTTCGTAATCTGATTGATGAAGGTGCCAATCTTGGCGTTTCTTCACGTGGTATGGGTTCAATCAAAGAAAGCAAAAATGGTATAATGGAAGTTCAAAGCGACTTCTATCTTGCCACAGCAGCTGATATTGTTGCTGATCCTTCAGCTCCAGATGCTTTCGTACAAGGCATTATGGAAGGTGTTGAGTGGGTCTGGAATAACGGTGCATTGAAGCAGGTTCAACTTGAAGGTATCAAGCGTGATATTAATCGTGCAGCAGCTTCACATTCATTGGATGAATCAACCAAACTCAAAATGTTTGAAAGATTTTTAAACTCAATCTCAAGCAACTAACTTTTATAAATATTACAAAAGGTTACTCTAAAGGAGTTAAGTAAAATGACAGAGAGATACGAAGACGATTTCGAAGATGACATCGAAGCTGATCTAGAAGAAGGCATGGGTACAAAGATTCAAAACATGGTACCTGGTAAAGCTAAAAATATCGTAAAAGGTATCAGAGCTAAAAATTATGACAGACTTTCTAACAAATCTGATAACGACGCTGGTCCGTTTGATGGCGAGCTTGATGACGATCATCTGGCCAAAGCAGTAGATCGTCAAGGTCGTGCTGATGATATCAGACGTAGTATGAAAAAGAAGAAGCTAGGCGAAGAAGCCACTTCTTCAGCCGCTGAAACTCTTTCACCAAATTCAAAGCCAACCAACCTTGATTCAAAGACTGGTCTAATGGCTGCTGCTATGGCTGCTATTGGCGGAATGTCAAAGGAAGATCTTTCACACTTCCTTAACGATGCTCTTGCCCAAATTGGTCAAGAAGCTGCTAACATCGACGGTGGCGCTGCTGCAAAGAACGCTGCTACAATTCAAATGAAGCCATCAGCCGCTGGCTCAGCTGTTAAGGAAGACCTCGACGAACTATTCGGCGATGATCTTTCAGAAGAATTTAAGGACCAAGCCTCAACACTATTCGAAGCTGCAGTTCAAGCTCGTATCATTGTTGAAACCGCTGCTCTTGAAGAAGCATATGAAGAAGCCCTAAACGAACATATCGAAGAAATTACTGCTGGCCTTGTAGAAAAGGTTGACGATTATCTTACATATGTTGCAGAACAATGGGTTGCCGAAAACGAAGTTGCCATCGAGTCTGCTCTAAAGGTAGAAGTTATGGAAGATTTCGTCAACGGTCTAAAGGATCTATTTGTTGAAAACTACATCGAAATTCCATCAGGAAAGACCGATGTTCTCGAGGACCTAGTTCTAACTGTTGAAGAACTTGAAGACAAGCTAAACAGTGTTCTCAATGAAAACATTGAGCTCAAGAAAGAACTAAACGAAAAAGTTATCGATGATACATTTGAGACAGTCGCTGAAGGTCTAGCAGCAACTCAAATTGAAAAACTTCGCACCCTCTCTGAAGGTGTGGACTATAATTCAGTTGAAGATTATAAGAAGAAGCTAACTCTAATCAGAGGAAGGCTCGTTGAGAATAAAAGAGTTTCAACAAACATCATCACTGAAGAAGCACCAGCATATAGTTCTGAATACGAAGAAACCCCAAAGTCTGGGTTTGTTGATTCTGATGTCAGAAATTATGTCAGTGCGATTTCAAGAACAGTCAAGAAATAAAGTTTTATAAATAAAAATAACAGTAATCCTAACTAAGGAGAGAAGTAAAAATGGCATACTTAGCTGAAGACCTATACAGAAAGTGGGGTCCAGTACTTGATCACGATGATCTAGGAAAGATTACCGATTCTAATCGTAGACTTGTTACTGCAACAGTTCTTGAGAACACACAACGTGAATTGCGTTCTTCTGAACAAATGATGCGTGGCGGTCAAAACCTATTCGAATCTGTTCCAGCCAACGCTCTTTCAGCAGAAGGCGGAACAAACATTGACACATTCGATCCAGTGCTAATCTCACTAGTTCGTCGTGCAATGCCAAACCTAATCGCTTATGATATCTGCGGCGTGCAGCCAATGACTGGTCCAACAGGACTTATCTTCGCAATGCGTGCTCGTTATGCCAACCAAGTTGGTACAGAAGCATTCTACAACGAAGCAGATACTGGTTTCTCTTCACTAGCTGGTACAAACGACACAATTGGTGGCGAAAACCGTTCAGCAAATGCTACCTACTCAATTCCAGGTACAACTGCTCAAACAACCCTTCTCGCTCAAGCCAACGTCTACAACTACAACCAAGCAATGACTACAGCTAACGCTGAAGGTCTTGGTTCAAACTCAGTGCTCGTGTTCCCAGAAATGTCTTTCTCAATCGAGAAGGTTACAGTTACTGCTCGTACACGTGCTCTAAAGGCTGAATACTCACTCGAACTAGCACAAGACCTAAAGGCAATTCACGGTCTTGATGCCGAAACCGAACTAGCCAATATTCTTTCAACAGAAATTATGGCTGAAATCAACCGTGAAGTTGTTCGTACAATCAACGTCACTGCTGTTCGTGGTGCCACTGAAGGTACAACTACAGTAGGTATCTTCGATCTTGACACCGATTCAAACGGTCGTTGGTCAGTCGAAAAGTTCAAGGGTCTAATGTTCCACGTTGAACGTGAAGCAAACAAGATTGCCAAGGACACCAGACGTGGTAAGGGTAACATCATCCTTTGCTCTTCAGATGTTGCATCTGCTCTGCAAATGGCTGGCGTTCTCGATTACGCTCCTGCTCTTAACAGCAACAACCTCAACGTTGATGACACTGGTTCAACTTTCGTTGGTGTTCTAAACGGTCGTTACCGTGTTTATATCGATCCATATGCAATCGGCGGAAACTACATGACCGTTGGTTACAAGGGTTCTAACGTGTTTGACGCTGGTCTATTCTACTGCCCATACGTTCCACTACAAATGGTTCGTGCAGTTGACCAAAACACTTTCCAACCTAAGATTGGTTTCAAGACTCGTTACGGTATTGCTATCAATCCATTCGCTAAGGGTGCAACTGATCCATCAGCTACATCTGCTCGCGAAGAAGATACAAACGTGTACTACCGCAGAGTGCTTATCAACAACATCATGTAATAATAAAAAAAGATGTTGCGTACTGGGGGGAGCTGAGAGGCTCCCCTCTTTTTTTATAAATAGGGTGATAGATCTGGAGGGATTATGAGTGAATTTCTAAGACAACCATCAAACAAAAACTTTCTATCTCCTTTGGGTTTCAAGTTTGTAATCAACAAGACCCCAAACATGAACTTCTTTGTTCAGTCTGTTGATATACCAGATGTCAGCAATGACTACGCCGAAGAGCCAACTCCATTCAAAAAGATTCCTTATGTTGGCACAGAGCTATCCTACGGCGATCTTCAAATTACTTTTAAAATTGCGGAAGACATGTCAAATTACATTGAGATCTTTAACTGGATCACAGGCATTGGTTTTCCAGACAACTTTGAACAAAGAGCAGACCTTCAGAACCAACCATCGACATCAGGTCAAGGTCTCTACTCGGACGCTACTCTCATTATTCTTTCTTCTTTAATGAACCCAGTCATGGAAGTTTCTTTTAAAGACTTATTTCCAGTTTTACTTTCATCAGTTCGTTTAGATTCGACAACAGATGATGTAACTTATGTTGAAGCTACCGCTACCTTTAAATTTGCATCTATGAAGATGAATCCTGTAATTTAGTTCTTTACTTCATACGAGTAATCTAGTATAATCATATATGATGTGATTGAAAGGATAGACTATGAAGATTGATGATATTCTTGCTGAGTGGGAAAAAGACTCGGAGATAGATAGAACAGAGCTAGGTACCGAGGCTCTAAAGATTCCCAAGCTACACCATAAGTATTTTAAGATATTTGCATCAGAACGACTTAGGCTTCGTAAAACTGAGATAGAACTAAAGTCTTTGAAGTTTGATAAGTACGAGTTCTATACCGAAGGTCCAAACGAGGATACTCCATCTCACTGGAAGATGCCAGCCCGTGGTCGTATTCTTAAGGGTGAAGTAAATAACTATATAGATTCGGATAAAGAAATTATCGAGATGAACCTTAAAGTCGGTTACCAGCAAGAAAAGATCGAACTACTTGAGTCGATCATCAAAACACTTTCCAATCGTGGTTATCAGATCTCCGCAGCTATTCAGTGGGAGAAATTTAAAGTTGGGTTGTAATGGAATCAGTGTATGTTGAGAAGATAAACGAAACAAACGCCAGAGTCAGAGCCGACGCTGGTATTCTTCAGGAGATGAGTGAATACTTTACATTCACTGTTCCTGGAGCAAAGTTTATGCCAGCTGTTAGAAACAGAATCTGGGATGGGAAGATAAGACTTCTCAACTCGATGTCTGGTATTATCTACGCTGGATTAACTCAGCATATACAGAAGTTCTGTAAAGATAGAGAGTATAAGTGTGATCTAGCTGACTCTTTTGCTGATGAAGAGTTTTCAATCAAAGAAGCTGAAGACTTTATTCAAACACTCAATCTTCCTTTTCCAGTAAGAGATTATCAGCTAGATGCGTTTGTTCATGCGGTAAGAAGTAAAAGAGCAGTTCTTCTTTCACCAACCGCTTCTGGTAAGTCGCTCATCATTTACCTACTTGTGAGATATTATAATGCTAGAACTCTTATTATTGTTCCAACTGTTTCTCTGGTGCTCCAGCTGGCTAGTGATTTTGCCAGTTATGGTCATAATGTACCCGATGACATACATACAATATCTGCTGGAGTCGATAAACATTCAGATGCACGGATTACAATCTCTACTTGGCAGTCGATATACAAACTTCCTAAAGAATATTTCGGATCGTTTGATGTTGCCATAGGTGACGAAGCACATCTGTTTAAAGCTAAGAGTCTTACATCTATTCTAGAGAAGCTAACAGACTGTGGGTACAGATTCGGTTTTACTGGTACACTCGACGGTTCTCAAACACATAAGCTGGTACTCGAAGGGTTGTTCGGTGCTGTAAGAAAAGTTACAACTACTGCTGAACTGATGGAGCAGAAACATGTTGCTGACTTCAAGATCAAGGCTCTGGTGCTCAAATATCCTGATGAAATAAAGAAACAGCTCAAGGGTGCCACCTATCAAGACGAGATCGACTTTATCGTTCGCAACGAAGCTCGAAATAAGTTTATAAAGAACTTGACTTTATCACTAAATGGGAATATACTAATACTATACAACTACGTAGAAAAACACGGTAAAGTACTGTACGATATGATTTCTCCTGAAAGAGAATGCCACTTTGTTCATGGAGGAGTTGACGGTGAAGAACGAGAGAATATCAGAGCGCTTATTGAAACATCCAACAACTCAGTCATTGTGGCTTCATACGGAACATTCTCGACTGGTATCAATATTAAAAACTTACATAATGTCATTTTTGCCTCGCCTTCCAAGTCCAGAGTTAGAAATCTCCAGTCGATTGGGCGTGGATTGAGAATGAGCGAAACTAAATCTTCGGCTACTCTTTACGATATTGCTGATGATCTTTCTTGGAAATCAAAACAGAACCATACTCTTTCACACTTTATTGAACGTGTTAAAATTTACGACGAGGAAAAGTTTTCTTATAAGATCTATACTGTGGGGTTGAAAACATGAGTTACGTAGTAATGAAGTTAGTAACTGGTGAGGAAATTATTGGCAAGTATCTTCAGCAAACAGAAACATCAGCCCACCTAGACAATCCTCTTGTTGTTAAATACAGATATGGTGTGATTGGACCTCCTTCGGTTACGTTGGCGAGGTTTTCAGTGTTTGCAACCGAGAAACAAGCTGAAATTAAAAAGAACAATATTGTGGCAGAATTTGAGCCAGTGCCACTGCTGATTGAATACTATCTGAAGATGGTTGAATATCTGGATATGATCTATGGTGAAAGTATGGTCGAAGATCTAGAAGCAGGTATCAAGGCTCTGGAAGAATCTATTGAAAAGAAAAAGTCTAATCACATTTTTACTGATGAGGAGATGGAGGCTCTTTTCGATAACATTCAAGTTAAAGGAGCTTTGAATTGATCAAAAGACCAGCGTCTAAACCATCCAAGCATTATGTTAACAATAAACAGATGCTCGATTCTATTTCAGAGTATCGTGAAAAGGTTCAAGCTGCTATCGCTGCTGAA